CTTGTCCGAGGCTCTCCCCCGACTCTATTTCCAACACTTCCGCGTAAGTTTGAACCAGATGTTAACTCTAAGGAGACCTCCATCTCCCGTCCGAGGCTCTCCCCCGACTCTATTTCTGGTTCTGCGAGTTGGGTACAACCGAGGGGACAACAACGAAACCCCGGAGGAACCCACCCAAACGCGAATTACTTAATACTTTCGACGAACTGTAACTCTTCAGAGCTAAGTCTGCCAGAACGTTTCATCGCAGGAGTGAACCATGAAACGTCCCCCTCCGTGCGAAGTTTAGATGTGAATGCCCACGATGTAGTCCACACACCCTCACCTTTAGCGAACGCCGCAAAAGTGGCGATCTCTTTAGCTGTGGGTTTGTATGCCGACTTAGAGGCAGTATAAATAGCCATCGCGTAGTGCTTCCCATCGTTTTCGTATGGAAAAAGCTCTAGCCCATCTTCATCTAACCCCTCAGGAGCTTCGATGAGCATTGTTATGTGTGCTATAGGTCTACACATGTTAGGAGAACCCCACTCAAGCGAGTAACCCGCTTCGTGAACCTCTTCTTCAGTGTTAAACACTTTAGGAAGCTCTTCAGCTCCCCAAGCCACATCTTCCTGAAATTGTTTTACCATAGCGGTAACAATTACTCTCAAAGGTTTATCCTTAAGAGTCAGTGTAGCTTCTTTGTTAAGCACGACAGCGCCGGGAGTAAAACCTTCATCAACTAGGGCTGATGTTTTAGCCACAAGGTTGATTCTAGGAAGGTTAATATCCGATTGATCAAAGTCTCCCGCTAAACCAGCGTCACTTAACTGTTGATCTGTTAGGGTAAGTTCACCCTTGCTGGATTCTTGCACTATAACAGCGCCTTGATCCTCTTCTTTTACAGTTACTTCCTTAGAAGCAACTTTTTTGGTTGGGCTCTTTTTACCCTTTTCTTCCATTTCTGCGAATGATGTTTTAGCCATATTCAATTTTGTTTATTTATTTTGTTTATTTATTTTGTTATTCCAGAGGTTTCCCTCCAAATCTTTAGCGGGAGTAGTGAGCCGAAAAACTACTAAAACTCACTACCCCCTTATTTCATTATGCTATGTGGTGACACGTATGAAAATTTATTTTATTTCTGACAGATACTGAGAATCCTTTCCCGTATCTATAGCCCCAAGTCGATAAAGATCCGCCATCACTTCCGACACCTTTTCTTTTTTCTGCCCTCGGGGGGTTATATCAGACACTAATTTTTCTAGTTTGCCAACAGGAAACTTATCAATTCCTTCAAGAAAATCTTCAACAGGAACTTTATCTTTAATAGCACCATAAGCGGCAAGGGCAGATGTGATCGACCTACGTCCTTTTCTATCCCTTATTTCAAATCCGGGAATTTCGATGCCATCGGCGACAGCCATTTTACGAGCTGCGAATTCTACTCCTGACGCCCACTTCCTCACTATAGGAACTGCACGCAACATTTCTGCCATGACTTCAGGGTCAGTGCAATCACTACCATGGACATCCTCAGGTATTGTTAGGAAGTTTTTCTCTGTCGGAGCGTATTTCTTAGCAGTATCAATAGATACTTTTGCGAGAGAGGGACACTTCCCGGCATTTTTACAGTAGTTACAAATCTTTAATTGTGGGATGAGTTCCTTTGGATCAGTTTTACTGAAACAAGCCCTGACTTTTTTAGCTCGTTTAATGACATCCGATATAGCGTGTACGATTTCTTCGACATCATCCCGTTTAAACGTGTGGAACAATATTTCGTCTCTGCGACAAGCTATAAAGTAAAAGTGAATGGTGTCTAATTGAGGAAATCTTTGGAAAGCCCCCAATGCGTAAGCCTTGGCTTGCCAGTTCTCCTGAGGTTCGTCTACAGCCATTTGACCGGTCTTGTAATCTATTTGAACTGCTTCTGTATCTTTAACAGTAAGACGGTCACACGTACCAAATGTCTCCTCCCCACGCAGTGATATAGTTAAACGGATTTCTTTGTAGTCATCCAGTTTATTGAAGTCGTAATAACCATGATGTTCGAATATAGATTCTTCAGCATTCCTACACCCTTGAGCCAATGAAGACTCATAGTCATTTAACCCTGACCAGTCCCCAGTCTCTAAAGCTTCGTGAATCCTAGTCCCCATCTCAGCGGCCGGGTTTGTACCACTCTCTCCTTCGTATCCCGGACAGTGTGCGGACATTTTAATTGAGGAAGGGCCAAATTCGGCATGTGCTTCTTCCTCATCTACTACTGGTTGCGTTTTAATACTCATTTTATTCTCCGTATTATATACGTCATTTTGCGAATGAAGCAACTTTAAATTTTCAATTTTTGTCATCATTGACTTAACTATGCTAGTTTCTATAGTTTTTTCAGCTACTAGCACTCGTTGAACACTTTCAGACATACCCCCCAAACGATCAACACGACCAAGACATTGATGAAAATCCTTGGCATTATATGTAGGACTTATTAGAGCCAGTCTAGGAGCATCACCAGTAGTATCATGCAAACTAACACCAACACCCCCAGCGGCAGTATTACATAGGATTACTTTCACCTTACCTGTTTGGAAGGCTTTAATAGCCGAGTCTCGCACATCTTTACTCTGACCACCCTGTACAAAAGTGTGGTTTTCCTTAAGTCTGCGGGATAAAGCATCAATAGAATCTGTAAAGTTTAGGAATACCGCAACAGCGTTCCCAGCTTCTCGTGCATCTAGAACCATGTCTGCGATGTCCGGGACTTTTAAAAGCTCTATTTCTTGCCTTAGCCTGAGTATCTTTGTCAGAACTATTGGCTCATCCCCGTCCCCATCTTTCCTAGCTTCCAGTTTTTCGATTTCAGGCTCTAATTCTTTAAAGAGATCAGCTATTTTAGCCTTTTTACCAAACCTTATAGGGTCAGTAACCACCCTAGTCTTTTGAAAGTGTTCCCCAAGATCATCCCTAGTGAGTTTATGGCCCCTGTCGGGATATATAAGTTTATTCAGTTCCTTTAGTTTTCCCCTATTTCTCTCGGGAAAGTTTAATGCATTCCACCGATCAAACTCACACCCCCAGTTTTGAGCCCATTGCCAGAAGTTACTTAAGTTGTGTAGACTTAACGTAAACCCCAAAGCCCTCATTTCTCTAGGGTCTTCAGCGGCCGTAGCAGATAATAACAGGATTTTAAACCCCTGCTTCTTGGCGGCGACGAGCATATTAGCATTCAAAGTACGGGTACCCTTTGCCTTATGACACTCGTCAAACACCAATAATACCTCTTTTGGGTTCAAATCGACCCATTTAAATGCCTTTTTACCTACTTTTTTGACCCAATCAGTATTCCCAGCCCTCAACTTCTCCCAGTTATATACATGGCAATTATTAACGCCCTGACCATCTAGAGTCTCTTCCCACGAGGCTATTACCGTTTTCGGGCAAACCACGAACGGGGTAAGGCCCATGGATTTAGCCACTTCAACCGCTTTAAGGGTTTTCCCCGTCCCCGTGTCGGACGAATCGAGTGCGGCTCCGTGTTTCTTGAGTGCTTCAATTAGTACGTTATGAGCTTTTTTCTGAGTTGGATAGAGTGTTAACACCGTATAGAGCTATTAGTGCCGCATCACAGTTTTTAAGAGTCCATTTAATATCTGGGAAGAATCTCCCAGCGGCGTCTTTTAATGCAGCTTTTCTTTGCGTTTTTACTTTTACTTGAGGTAATCCTAGTGACTTTTGCCATTTTTGAGGTACTACCTCATATAGAGGTATCTTTAAAGTTCGCACAACACCTCGCTCAAATCCATAGTTCTGAGCAAATTTCCAAGTTGAGGCTACCCCCTGCCCCGGAAAGGCGTTCACCTTTTCTATGAAAGCAGCATCAATCTTATTAGCAGCTTCTTCCTCTAAGGTATCTATGAAGTCTTGCTCCGAAGAGAAGTTTACAATCGCGACAGGGGACCTGTCTTCCAAGACGACTAAACCGCCCCCGACTCCCGGATCAATTCCCAAAATTCTCACTTAGTAATGTAGGTATTAGTTCTTTTACGGTTAAATTTTCTTTTTTAGCCCTTTTTTCTAATTTCTGTTTTAAATCTTTGTTGATGACGACAGTGTATTGGAAAGTTTCTCCTACACGGCTTTCTACAAGGTCTGTAACTAATTGACTGAGAGAACCTCCTGTGTTGGAAGCAAATCGTTTACCCTGCTCTACAATTTCTTTGGGCATGTATAGAGTTACTTTAGTAGGCTCTTTAATATTTCCGGATCTAGGCATACATAAGTATTTAATTCGTCTAAATGCTTAAGGCAACTAGAAACTTCATAATTTGCGTGTAATGTTAAATGTGCCAATATCAAAATACGGATTTAAATTCCCAGACGGTACTAACGAGGTTACAATGGAGCTACATGCTTTTCTGCATGGGAGATCTCCTGACCAAGGAGGGCTGGGCCAATTCGAACACTTCAGAAACGCAGTAGATCTTTTATGGAATGACCCTCAGAAACCCACGTCTAGGAACTTTGTGTGGTCTCCGTGGGCTGAAGACATGCTCTATGAGGCGTGCGATAACCAGTACTTATCCATAGCAGGATGTGCTTCTTCTGGTAAATCAGATACTATGGCCTTATGGGGGATAGTTAACTATTTAGCGGATCCATATAACACATTAATCATAGTTACTTCAACCACACTCCGAGAGGCTAGACGACGAATATGGAAGTCTATAACAGAGCTATGGTCTGCTGTACACGGGTTGCCGGGAAAGATGGTTCCTTCCCTAGGCCAGATTAAAGGACTATCTAAGGATGGGGGTTTCTGGGAGTCTACAGGCATTGTCCTTGTCCCAGCGGAGAAACGTAAAGAAAAAGAGGCCATAGGTAAGCTTGTGGGTATTAAGATGAAACGACTCATTTTAATTGCAGACGAGCTCCCTGAACTACCAGAATCTCTGGTTCACGCTGCATACACAAACTTATCAACAAACCCACACTTCCAAATGATCGGTTTAGGTAACCCCAACAGTCATTTTGATGCTTTTGGGGTGTTCAGCAAACCTAAGTTAGGGTGGGGCGCTGTGACGGAGAATGATTCAGAGTGGGATACTTCTCGGGGGAAATGTATAAGGTTCAACGCAGAAGAAAACCCAAATGTAATTTCTGGGAAATCTATATATCCTTGGATGCCTTCCCGAGAAACCGTGGAAGCTGCGAAACGTGACTATGGCGAGAATTCACTCTTGTTTTACAGGATGTATAAAGGCTTTTGGTGTCCCGACGGAATAGATAGCGGAGTATATTCTGAAGCAGATTTAGTGCGGGGCGTAGCGTCCATGCCAGCTAATTTTGAGGATACGCCAGTAAAAGTGGCGGCCATAGACCCCTCGTTTACTAACGGGGGAGATAGGTCTATAGCATTCTTTGGGCTCTTGGGGACACAGGACGGAGTTCAAGTCTTACAGTTTGATACATATGAATCCTTAAGCGAGGATGTTAATGATAAAGAGACGCCTAGGTCAGTTCAGATAGCCCGACAGTTTAGAGACACTTGTTTGAAGAAAGGCATATTACCTGAGAACGCCGCTTGCGACGCCACTGGAGCCGGAGGGCCTTTCCACGATATATTGAGTGTGGAGTGGGATTCCCTAGTTCTTCCAGTTAACTTCGCAGGGAAAGCATCAGACAGACCTGTGTCAGCCACAGACAAAACTCCGGGATGCGACCGATATGCTAATAGGATGTCAGAGATATGGTACCAAGGACAAGAACTACTTCGTTCACAACAGTTGAGAGGGATTCAAATAGAGCTAGCCAAAGAAATGGTTAGCCGCCGTTACGAGACCAGCGGAACTAATTTAAAGATAAAAGTCGAATCCAAGATTGATTATAAGTCTCGTGTGGGAAAATCCCCAGACATCGCAGACGCAGCTTTCATCGTAGTGGATCTTTGTAGGACACGACATGGATTTATGGGAGGAGAACGTTTTTCGGTTAATAAAGGACGCCGACAGACTTGGGCTAATAAAATGAAGTCCTTAGACATTACTGCCGCTTCACACAGAACTCTCCTTGATACATAGGGTGTGGCGTGGCAAATTAGTAGAATATTATGGCTACGGGACTTACAGAAATTTCAGACTTACCTCTTCAGACTTTAAACGAGACGGGAGCACCTCCACAATCTAGACTTAAAGATGTTAAGTCTGCTACGGAGATATATGAGAATTTAAAAAGAGGGGACGAAGGGTCTGCAGTAAATCGGACTAGGGTGCAAGCCATGTTTGATGGCGCAGCCCCCTACTCAGAGTCTTCTTTGAGGAGTTCTGGACAAGCTTTCCGCTGTAACTTGAACTTTGGGGAAGCTGAGAAGTTCCTTGAATCCGCAATGTCCGCGTATGTCGACCTAATTAATTCTGTTGAGACCTTAGTCAGAGTCGAAACGTCTTTTGGAGACCCTAAACAGAAAGTAGAGTGGAATCGCATTATGTCTGAAGAGTATTCTTTTCAGTTACGTAAATGGCCTAGGTTTAACTATGAGTATTTAAACTTATGTAATCATTTTGTGGGACACGGGGTAGGCATTAATTACTTTGAGGACGAGCGTTCTTGGCAGTGGAGGTCTTCCGGTTTAGGGGATATTTTGATCCCTAGACAGACTCGGGCTACTGAAGATGCGTTGGAAG